CAGGATTTCCCTGCGGTTTCGTTTCCCCTGTAACGTTTGTTCCCGAGATGGAAACTATCAAGTATGTTTGGGACAAGGTCGGTCGCATAGGTCCCAATGGTTGGATTAGTTCGAATGATGTGTGGGTGAGCTATAACAAGCTCTCCATCACTAACACCGTACGTCGTCCAAAACCAGTAGATCTGTTTGCGAATTCGACCCGTCGCTCCGTAACGAAAGATAGTCTAATCGGAGGCACATTCCGCCGTGATGCAGGCTTCGGCATGCAAGACGTTTACAATTTGCGAGAATACTACTCGGCCAGTCCCATCGGGAACCTTGCCAGCAATCCTTGGATGGCTGATTGGGCTCCCCTTGAGGGCCGGCTTCGTGGTAAGATCAAGAACCAGAACGTCAACCTGGCGGTCACGTGTGCTGAGTACAGGCAAGCATGTTCTATGTTTGCCGGTATTATCAGTACACTCGTTACAGCCTTCCGTGCGTTCCACCCGAAGTACGCTGTTGGTAATGCGTTAAGCATTATTGCCAGAGACCGAGCAGTTGACGTCAGGCGCACCGCCAAAGATCGAAACAACGACTGGTTACAATTCCAGTATGGGATTATCCCAACGTTGCAAGATCTCTACGGTGTAACTGATGCCATTGCTGCCCGCGTACAGGATGGTATCCCGATGTACTTGTACCTCAGCGATAAAGATGCGAAAACACACGCGCAGTCGTATGGGGGGTCATACCCCTACACTTCTACTGGTGTCGCGTCCTACTCTAAGAGGCTCAAATGTCGGTACATCATCCGCGATGCGTCGTTAAAAACGCTCGCTCAGGTGGGTATTACAAACCCGGCCGCCACTGCATGGGAGCTGATTCCTTACTCTTTCGTCTTCGACTGGATCATACCAGTTGGCGGATATCTAGAGTCTCTGGACGCCTTGATTGGCGTTGAGGAATTAACTGTGCAGCGGTCCACCAAGCAAATCGTTGGCGTTGAGTCCGTCGGGAAGTATGGAACGGTTCTCGGTTTTTGGGAAAAGCGCGAGCGCTATACCAACACCGGGTCCCTATCCCTACCCCCACTGACTTATCAACCATCGACTAGCCTAAAGGCCGTTCTGAATGGGCTCTCTCTTCTCGCTCAAATGCGGTTGTGATCCTATCTTCCTAACTTTCTGGAGTTAAAACATGTCCCAAGTGACTTCCTCCCTCACCATTAACAATGGTGAAGCCACCCCTGTGGCAAAGACCTTTGCACCTATGCGCGTTGCTCCTGACGAGAGCATCTTCACGGAACGTTCGAGCGGCGTCTCGGCAGGCTTTACTCGCCTCCGAGTCGCTACCTCGCCCGCGAAGAATGGTCGGCCCACGAACCGTATCGACTATGACCTCGACTATCCAGTCTTGGCCACAGTAAACGGCGTGAGCACTGTTGCTTATACTCTCCGCTTCAAAGGCTACTTCGTCATCCCTGATGTCGCGACCGCAGCTGAGCGTGCAAACCTGGCGGCCTATGTGGCCAATGGTTTGGACAACACTCAGATTCGTAGCGTCATCAAGGATCTGGACCCGCTGTATTAAGCGGTCCTGACCCGTAAGGGTCGGATTTGTAGCCTATGTCGCCCGTTAGGGCAAGGAGATTTCATGACTGTTAAGTCTGAAAATTCGAGGATCTTTAACCTCGAGCAACAGCTTGTTTTGACCATCTGTGAAGACGTCAATTCACCTCGTTCCCTCGCAGTGTACCTCCTTGTGAAGTACCGTGAGTTCGGCCAGCTGGCTTCACTCGAATGGCACGCTTATCATTACGATGAGCGTTCACTCGATAGAGCCCGATATGACTACTTAGTCACGTCACTGCTGTCTAAGAACTCGAGACTACCTCTAGGCATCGACCGTAAGGCCGTAGCTATCGAGAAGTTTCGCGAGGCTGAGCGGATGTGCGCCGAGACCAATGAGCGCCTTTTGTCTTTCTCCCAGGGTACCGGCACCACGCCGGTCGATTGGGATGTGGCCGACGTGATTAGTCACGCTCGGTTTTACATTCGAAAGATTTTAGGCAAGCTCACCCGCAATAAACTCTCCTTTGCGGAGAACAATATGCGGTTTGGTCCTGGTGCGACGACATCCATCTCGCGCCGCGTGTCTCAGGGTCTTAAGTACTCTAAGCGTCAGCTTGACGCAACGCCGAGAGTGGCCGACTTTTTTGTGCACTGTCTCCCTGCCCATTGGCGGGAGTACTGTGCTCCTGATCTTGCCTTACGGCAGACCAGTAAGTTGACCACTGTTCCCAAAAACGCGAAAACCGATCGCTGTATTTGCATTGAGCCCGATGTGAACGTTTACGTTCAACTTGGGATTGGTGCTTTGATACGCGACAGGCTACTGCGTTATGGTCTCGACTTATCAACCCAGACGAATAACCAGGACGCTGCGAGGCGTGCCTGGTCTGAAGGGTTGTGCACTTTGGACCTACGTTCAGCTAGTGATACAGTCAGCCGCGAGGTTGTCTGGGCGCTGTTGGACCCAGAGTGGGTGGAGCTGCTTCTCTTCGCTCGTGTTGACCGGACCCTCTATGAGGGCGAGGTTATCGAGTTGGAGAAGTGGTCTTCCATGGGGAATGGCTATACCTTTGAGCTTGAGACTCTCTTATTCTACGGCATCCTTCTGGGTGCTTGCGAAGTAGAGGGCTCTGGACACGGTGAGGTTCTCGCTTATGGCGATGATCTCATTATGCCTGCTGCTCATCGGGATTTAGTCACGAGAACGTTGAATTTCCTTGGATTCAGCGTGAACACAGAAAAGTCTTTTGGCGAAGGGCTTTTCTACGAAAGTTGCGGGGCAGACTTCTTCTGCGGGCAAGACATCCGACCAATCTTTTTGAGATCAGAGGATGCTACCTATGAAGAGACTGCTTACCAATACGCTAACCTGGCTAGTCACTATTCCAATCGCGTTTTTCGCGGTTGGGGTCGTGATTCTTTCATGCGTAGTTTTTGGAACCACTGTTATAGAAGCGTTGCCGCGAGGCGGCGCTTCCACATACCTAACGGGTATGGTGACGGGGGTTTCCAAGTCGACCTCGACTTCGCATCACGCGACGACCGAGTCCGACGAACGCGCATTAAAGACGGCTGGTGCAGCGTCTTCCGCTTTGAATATCTCCTCAGAAGAGGGATCCGAAGAGTGACTGACGACGAAGGGGTTCTCACCCACTCGTTAAGGTCACCGACGGAGTTCTCTTTGGGCCTGGAAACCCAGAGGGGAGACTTCAAACTTTCACGCAAGGTGGGTCACATTAGCACGTGGCCCAATCTCGGTCCCTGGATCTAAGATCTAGGGTTGAACTGCCCCCCA